CCGCTACAAAAGTATCAAAACCTGTTGCTGCACCTGCTAATTGAATGGTGCCTGTTCCTGTTGAGGTGGTGGTTTCTTTTACACGATCATTTAATACAAAATCAGCCATTGTTTAATTTATAGCACTAAGCCGCCTCCGTGTCATCTACTTCTGTCCATGTATTTGAAACACTGTCATTAACTGCACTCCATGAAAACGATGCTGTGTCGCTGACAGGAGTCCAACTATTTGAAACTCCTGGTTCTATTTTTGCCCACGCACGAACTAAAGGAGTGCCGAGAGCAGTGCTTACACTAATGCCTGTGGGAAAGACTCTGTGTTCTGGAACTGCGGTAACACTAGCTAAGGTTGAAGTTATTGGTATGCCTGTTGGATTAACTTGAACATTGGGAAGAATTACTCCACCAATATTAGATGTTATTGTAATTCCTGTTGGAAAAACTCTAGCATCTCCTAAGAAAACCGCAGCTCCTAGTGTTGCCGTAAGTTCAATACCTGTAAAAGTAACGGTAACACTTGCTCCACCTTGAGCACCAAAAGAATCTCCCGCAAAAGTTGTAGCACCAAAAAACATAATTGTTTACCTTGGTGTATTAGGTCAGTCTTAATATAGCACTTGAAGCGTCGTTTGTTGGAAACTGAACTGTAAAGGTTCCTGCTGTTGATGTTTTATCAGATCCAAAGTCTAATACCATAACCGCAGCATTTGTGTTAGTTGTTGCTGTAGTGTTTGCATTATAAATAACGCAACCTCGAGCAGTGATTGTTGCGCTTGTAAAACTAATATCACTAAAATCTATAAAAGATGTGTTGTTGGTTTTGCTTGCACCTGTGTTTGTAAGGTTGCCACCACCTGCAGCATAAGTGCCTGATGCACCTACTTCTTGAGAAGTTGTATATGCAGTTGTTGTATTACTTAAAGTTGCGGAACTTGTGTATAAAGCTAATTTAAATAGATCGCCACCAGAGGATCGAAAGTCATGTTCACCTTCTAACAACTCTTTCTTGAAGCTATCACATACCGCTTGTGTTATTGCCATGTCTAATTACCTCCGGGGTCAACCGATTTAAGAGGAATACGAAGGACCCCATCTGCATATTCGTCTCTACGTTTTCTGCCCATTTGAGTCTGCGCTAAACCTTGCACTGACTGAGCATACTTTTGATCGTATAATTGCACATATGTTGGATTTTTCAAGTATGAAAAGGTTTCTGACAAAGTGCCATAAAGTAAAACATCTGATGCGGTATTAGATAAATACGTCGTCGTTGTTGTGCCTCCTGTACCATCACCTAATCTTTCTGGTGTTCTATTATACCAAAGCTCTACCGTCAAAGCCGCATTAGGTGTAGGGGCCACAATAAATGTATCTTTATCCCAATTTGCATAATATTTTGGAGTGCCTTTATTATTGACACGATCTACATTATACTCATCAATGAAAGTGGTATCTTTCTGCTCCAACCAAGTTCTATCCGCATTTCCATCAACAATTTGTACTCCTCTTTCAAAATCAAAATCATCTGGTAAACTAATGAAAGGATTATCTACGACAAGAGTAGAAGTAGAAAATTTTCTAAATGCGTCTAAATCTAGTTCTCTTTGAATTTTATTTTCAACATTTGTAATAAAAACATTTATCACCGAGGTTGTTAAGACTTCGGATCCAACCTCTGTGTAATCTCTAATTTGTGTTAATAATTCGCTATAATTCATACTATTGTTATTGATCCTCCCATGGCTGGATGGTTCGTGCAGTAATAATATAGTGTAGGTGTCGAAGAATCCACTGTTAATATTAACTCTCTAGTTTGAGTCGCTCCTGTGAATGCAGCTATATAACTTGCTTGATCTGTGAGTGTGCTACCACCTAATCTATAGGCCACATTAGTTGTATAGGGAGTTCCTCCTCCATGAGTGCCATCTGATGTTGTGCTCAGCAACATAGGGTGTCCTTGTGAGCTATTATCACTAAATGAAAAAGATCGAACTTGACCTGCTTGAAACGTAAAATTTCTTTGTTCAACGCCGTCTGTATAATAAGCATTACCTCCACCACCTGATTTTCCAGCCACAGTCATGGTAAATATTTGAATAGAGTCGGGTCCGACAGTTGCTTGTCCCAAGCTAGTTAGCACAGAAAGTCTTTTTGTTTGTGAAGCAGGCAACATTCCATCTGATTCAAAAGCAGAGGATCCTGGTGCAGCACCTGCAAATGCTACAGTTGCCTCTCCAACTGCAGGTCTAGGATTTTTCAAGGCTTCTGCATCAGCCGCATGATAAGGAGGTTCTAGTTGAGGATGTTTAGGTTCATAACATTCAGGGCAAACTAATAAACCGTTCCATTCTTTTTTTAAATCTAAATAATCATATTGTTGCCCGCATCTATCACAAATAGCTTGTGAATGTTTTCCAACTGCGAAAGTCATTGTTACGTCCTAAAATAATTTTGTGGCACCAAGTGAACAGAAGTTCTTTGACCATCTTCTGTCAATGCTCTTTGTAACTCATCCTCGTAATACATTTTCATTTCTTGAACTCTACCGGGCATATGCTTTTGAGCAAGATAGAAAGATAAACCTGAAACCATACAAGGTAAAAATCTATAAGGAGCATCAGGAGTATTTGTGTAAGCTCCTGCATCTTCTATTCTAGCTACATAAAAATAATTAATTTGAGTGTTTGTTGTGTCAGGAGTTAAATATAAATTTATTTCAACATTAGCTAAATTTCTTCTGACATAATATTGTGTTGGAGTTCCTGTTGAACTTTTATTCGGAATAGCTTGATACTCCGATCTTGAAATTTTTGTCATGGTAGTATCAGTCGTACCATTTCTAAATACTGCTTCTAAAACATCACTGCAGTCAGCAGGAGCAGTGTAAGTTGTAGTGCTGGCTACTAGGTTTTGAGTATGATTTGTTACCTTCCAAAGATGTACTCCTCTATTACCCCATTCAGATAATAAAAGATTTAAACTTCTTCTAGCTGATTTTAAATCATAACCTGTTCTTGTTTGCTTACCGATTCGCTCGAAGGATTCTTCGATGACGTCATCAATATTCAAATCAAAACTTGTTGTACCTGAAGTAGCCATACTAAATTACTTTTTCTTTTTCATCATTCCGCCACCACGCTTCTTCATGATAGCCATTCCGCCGCCACGTTTCTTCATGACTTGTTTTTTCTTAGCCATTCCGCCGCCACGTTTTTTGATTACTTGTTTCTTTTTCATCATGGTAATTACCTCTTTTTATTTAGTTGTTCATACGTACGTTGCCTTTCAGCCACTACCTCTTCGTAGTAGTCTTTAGGCCATTTCTCATAATAGCCTATCTTATGCAGTTTGCAACTCGCATCGTAGAGTTGTTTGAACTTTTGTATAAGCATCATAGAATACTCTAGATCTGAATGCTCTACAGGTTCTTCTGTAGGATCACATAAAAACTCCTGTTCGTTAGGATCAGCAGGAGTTTCGGGATGAAATCCCATAAAATATACATCTCGTCGATTGTATGTTTTATTATAAAAATCTATCTTTTCTTGAAACTGTTCAGGAGAGTATTGCTCAAAAAAAGGATCACAATAAATAATTATATCGTGTTGTTTTTTATTCCAAGATTTAATAACTGAAGTTAATTGTTTTTCGTATTTAGATTTATCCATGCGAACCTCTATTCGCACTTTATTATCTTTTCTCCATTTAGCTGCAAAAGGACAGGCTGGAAAACCGATGTGTTTGTTAATTGGCTCTAAGACAGTCTTAGACCAATTAACTACATCAAGCTTTATTTTTTCTGCTTGTTTTTTTCTTGACAAAAGTTTTCACATTGGTTGGTTTGCCACCAACTCCTTGTGCTCTAGATCTTTTTCTTGATACTGCTGAACGTCTTTGACTTTCGCTCATTCTTCTTGCTTTAGCGAGAGGGACACACTTTGGATACTTTCGTTTTGCATCTGCTTTTTGTTTTGATCTACCACATTTAGCAAAACTACCATCTTTCTTTTTGGATCCTATATCGACCCATTTTTGCTTAAACCACTTGTCTAATCCTTTGTGACCAGACATTACATTCTTTTGGTTTTCTTTCGCTTACTGGACATAACAGCGCCACATCCTTTAGCGATACCACCTTGATTAAAACTAGAAACTTTTTTACGATCTTGAGATATTTTATTGAAGTCTACGATTTCTCCACCCATAGCTTTTTTTTGACCTTTAAAATCTTTTCTCTTTACGCCACTAGGATCTTTTATCTTACCGGCACAAATTCTTGATGCATAGGCATTAGCATATGCGCTGGGGTAGACTTTAAACTTTCGCTTTGCGGCGGCTTTTCCTCTTGGACATAATTTTGTCATTTTTCTTTTTACTCCTCACTCCCGGTTTCATTATTTGTTGCCTCATCTGGGCTCGGCTGATCGTCATGCACGCACCTCGCACACTCGCACATGCAAGATGTGTTTAAAGCACAATGACAAAGACATCCACAGAGTTGACATTGTTTCATTAATACTCCACGGTTTTAATAAGAAACTCTTCTATCCAAGCTATCTTATCATCCATTTGAATTATCTTAGATTTTATTACAGCAATATCTTGTTGCATTTGTGCAACACTATCGGCTTTCTTTTCTACTGCGTTTAAGCGCTCAGACCACATACCCCATGTCATGCCGACTGTTGCAATCAGCACAACATAAGGCAGGACTGTTTTCATCTCTATCTTAATCGACATACACAATCCTCATCTGTTTTACAATCGCACATGGTTTACTCCTAATTACCTTTTGCGGACATGCCGCTTAATGGATTATTTAAAGCTTTATTTATCTCTAAGTCAAGGTTTTCTTCAATAAGTTTGAGTTCGTTCATGACCTCTCTAGTATCTTCTTTTTGTCTATCTTCCACGTCATTTACGATCTCAGTTATGTGGCGCACGTCTTGCTCCATGTTGCGTAAATCTGTTTTGAGGTCGTCCTTGAGTTCCCTGCTAACCTGAGATATTAGGCTTATTTCTTCTAAAACTAAATCTAGTTCGCTTTTCAAACCAGCTATTTGCTGTGTGATCAATTCTAATTGTGCATTTGTATTGCTCTCTACAAGTGCAATCTTCTTATCAAAACCAGAAAGGTCTGGCTCCTGATAGGCCTCAATAGCTGCAGACATATCTTGAAACCGTTTATATATTTCAAAGCCACCATACAAAGCACCCACGGCACTACTAAGTGCAAGGATGATTGCCATCATTTTTCCTCCCTTAAA